AGTTCGCAATGATCAGGGCAACCAGGCCGATAACCAGTGCGATGACCCAACCGATCGGTCCCATTGCGATCAGCCACTGTGCGGCCATCGTTGCCGCCCAGATGACCGCCCGACCAGCCATCAGCAGGAACTGCGCGGCGGCCGTGATACCAGCCCGGATCACTGCGGCGATCCACGTACCGATGGACACGAGCGCGCTGCCCACCCACGCCGCCGCCGTGGTCGCCGCGGACACGACCGCAGCACCGGCGATCTGCGCGTAGGCCATCAGCCCCATGGCCATCATGCGGCCCCAGTTGCCGATCACCGTCCACGTCGACGCCGACATGATCGCGTTGGCCGCTGTGACGATCGCCGACACGGCGGCATAAACCGCCATCGCACCGCGCACGACCAGGACGACTCCGGCCAGGGCGGTGAACGCGTACATCAGCGGGATGATGGCGCCCTGGTTCTCCATGGCGAACGTGGCGATGCCACCGGCAGCCTGGCCGAGCTCCACCATCACGGTCCGCTTGAAGGACTCCAGCGCCATTTTCGGGTTGTCACCGACCGCCTTCGTCATGCGGTCGGCCGCGCCCGACGCCTCGTCCATGCCGATCGAGGCGGCGGCCGTGGCCGGGTCGAGCGCGAACAGCGCGTCACCCATCACAGTGCCGGGGTCGCCGAACAGGGCAGTCGCAGCGTTCAGCTTGACCTGCTCGTCCTTCGTCCCCCGCAGCGCGTCCAGGGTCATACTGAGCGCCTTCTCAGCGCTCTCGCCGCCCTGGCCGATCAACTTGGACATCTGCCCGGAGCTCAGCCCAATGCTCTTGAATGCCGCGTCAACCGACGTGCCGCCGGCCAGGGCTAGTTCGCCGAACTGCCCGATGGCGTCGGCCACCTGGTCGGCGTCTTTCGCGCCGACTTGCATGGCCTGCGAGATAAGGCCCATGGCGGTCTGGCCGTCCAGGCCTGCTCGCCTGAACTGGGTGGAGTATTCGTTGACCACGTCGAGGAGGTCGTCGGCTTTGTTGGCGGACGACTGCATACCCACGGTCAGGATGTCGAACGCCTCGTTCGCGTCCTTCGCCAGCCCAGTCTTGATGAGCTGGCCAACGGCGGCCGTGGCCGGGCCGACCTCCTGATTGAACGTCTGGGCCAGGGCAAGGGCCTTCGTCGTGACGCCTTCGAGGCCGCCCTCGACCTGTGAGACGTCGCCGATGTTCTGGTACACCCCGCGGATGGCCTCGTTGACCGTCTCGGCTGAGTCGCCCCACGCGTTCTCATACACCGACGCTGAGACCTCGGCCAGCTGCGCCGCCTCGGCCGGCCCGACACCGAGCTGCGCGGCCAGCTTGTCGTTGGCCGCCTCCATGTCCATGCTCTCCACGATGCTGGCGCCGAGAACCCCAGCAAACCCGACACCGATAGCGGCCGCGGCGGTGTTGAACTTCTCGCCCATGGCTGAAACTTCGCCGGACGCGCGGTCCCGGGCCACCAGGTTGAAGACCAGCGACGTATCGCTCATGGGTCACCTCTTCAGTTGTTCCGCGGCCTCGTCGTTGGCCTTCTTGTAGGCGTCGAGCCAGTCGAGGGCGGCGTCTGCCTGCTCCACGGTCATGAGGTCCCACTGCCACGGCTTGATGCCGAGGAGATGGGCGGCGTTGCCGAGCTGCCTCAGTCGGCGATCGGCAGCCGCGCTTTTCCCGCTTCCTCGACGTCGTCGTAGGCGTCCTCCATCGCAGCGTCGATGGTCGTCAGCGCGGCGGCCAGTTCGTCACCGTGCTTGGTCTCCAGGACCTTCTCCCGCATCTCCTTCCACTCCTGGCGGGAGTACTCCAGCGTGAGTTCGTCCCACGCGAAATCGACGTCCTCGAAGCGCGTCTTGGGGTGCTCGCGGCGCAGGTAGGTGAAGAGGAGCGCCCTGCGGCACAGGCTGTTGCCCTGCAGGACGGCGGTGGTGAACTCCGAGAAGTTCTTGCCGGTGCGGCGCTCGATGTCCTCCCGCTCGACCGACATCAACTTGCGAGGGTTGTAGCGGTACCGCGTCGGCTCGTCCTGGCCCTCGGGGTGGTAAATCAGAAACATGGCTGCCTATCCGTTCGGAATGCGGGAGATGAGTCGTCTGGCCATGTCTTCCATGGCCTCGTGCACAGCGGCGCGGTAGGCGTCGGCATCGTTCTCAAACGCCTCGTCGAACCACTGGCGTTTGCCGACCTGGGTACGCCACGGCTCATGGCCGTAGGTGAGGGTCCGCCAGCCACCGCTACGGCGGTTCGTGCGCTTCGGAGCGTTCGCGAAGCCACGCAGCCCAGGGGTTTTGAACGCTTTGACGCGGGCGCCGGACCAGCGGCCGCCGAGCTTGACCTCGGGGCGGATCTTCTTCGCGATACCGGACCGCAGACCGGCGCCCATGCCAGTGCCGGCCGACGGCATGGCCATGATTCCGGACTTGGCCATGGCCGCCCCCGGGCGCAGGGCGTCGCGCATGTTCTTCGCGAGCTCCTTGCGCAGGGCCTTACCGTCGGCCTCGCGGCGGATCGCCCGGACCAGGGCGTCCAATCCCTCATGGGTGACCCGGAGATCGAACGGGGGTCCCCCGCTGGCCATCAGGCGACGGCGCGGGTCACGGCCCCGGACGTCGGGTAGCCCACCGACACGGAGGCCTCGTCACCGACGCTGCCCTCGATCGGGTTCCACCCGTTGATGAGAATGGATCCTGCCCACTGCGGGTTCGACGGCCCCGCCACCGCGCTGTCGAGGCGGACCACGAACGGGACGACAGTGCCGAGCAGCGGCCACATGATCGAATCGATCTTCGTGGCGGCGACGTCCTGCAGGAACTCCAGCGAGAGCTCAGCCGACTTGAGACCGCCGAGGACTTCCTTCCACCCGAGGGACGCGTAGGTGGTGACTTCCTTGTCTTCCACCTCGACCGACAGTTCGGCCTTGCGGGTATACGAGGAGAGGTCGGTTCCGTTGATGCTGACGAACGCGGCCAGCAGGACCATCTTGGCCATGGGTGATCACCTGATTCCGAGAGAGACAGCGAACATGAACGAGGGTGAGCCGCCGCCGGAGATGGTCCAGGCGACGCGGTAATAGGTGTCGGTCACGGCCGTGCCGTCGCCGCGCAGGATCTGCCCGCCCGGTGCGGTGGCCGCGCCGAACGTGAGCAGGGTGCTGGGGGTGGTGAATCCGGCCGCGTCATCCGTCTCGATGCGTGCCGTGATCGACGGGGTGGTGCCGGCCACGGAGAGGACGTGCAGCGCGGCGTACAGCCGCTTCCCCGCGGGGATCGCACCCAGCTGCAGCGCCGTCCCTACTCCGGTCGCGGTGCGGGCGGTGCCAGGCGGGTGGGCGATCTGCCCCCGCACCAGCGGCCAGCTGCTTTTGACGGTGCTGGTCCACGGGGCGATCTCACCGACCGCGTCGCCCACCTTGTAGTCGGCGCGCATCCCCGACGTGATGTACGCCAGCGCACCCACCACCGAGTCGGTGGGGCACACCGTGTACGGACCGACTCCGCCGAGCGTTGCCCAGGACGCGTCATCGACCTTCGACGGATCCCCCGCTTCCCACTGGCCCTCGCCGGAGATCTCTGCCGAGCCGAGACCGCCGAGGACTTCCTTCCACCCGTTACTGCGGTAGTTGGTGGTCTCCTTGTCCTCGATCTCCGACGACAACTCGATCTTGTTGGAGGCGCCGGAAAGGTCGGCGCCAGGTGCAAACAGGCGGGCGTCGAGCAGTACGAACTTGCCCACAGCTCAGTCCCCCTCTCCGATGACGGTAATGATCAGCTCGGCACCCACATACTGGGTGCCCTGGTGCTCGTACCAGCGGTATCCCTGCACCCGCTTGACGTGCAGGTCGTGCGCCAGACCGCCCAGCGCGTAATCGCCAGGGGCGCCGCGGGCCGCCTCGATCGCCTGCTTCAGCGACGCCGGACCGGCGCCGGACAGCAGGCCGTCGAGAGTGATCTGTGCGCTCTTGTCGTCGGCCCGGCCGACTAGCACCCGGCAGGTGAGCTCCACCTCGTCGAGGCTGCGGCCCATCGCCTTGTCGAAGTCGACGGAGTACTCGCCGACGAAGAAGTGCGGGGCTGTCACCGCGTCCGGCACGTACCCGGTGCAGGTGAGCTTGCCGATTCCGTCCGGCAGGACAACCGCGCGGGCCGCGCCAGCAACGGCTTCGCGTACCGCGGACATCTGCATGATGGCGCCTCCTATCCGAACCCGGGCAAGACGAAGTGCTCGATCAGCGCCCACACATCGGGGTCACGGCGCGACAGGCGCACCACACCCCACTCCGCCGACCCGGTGACGCCCTCGGGGGAGTCCTTGCGCCGGTACAGGCGGGATGCCTGGATGAGCGTGGCCTCGGCGATCTCGTCCGGGACGGCCGGCCATCCCCACTGCGCGGTCACGCGAGCCTTCGGCCCACTGCCCCAACTGCCCGAGAACAGCGCCAGGGCAGTGATCGGGCGCCCGCGTACCAGCGCGTTGTCCGGGGCCGTGTCGTAGCCCGTGACCGCCGCCCACGAGGCGCCGGAGCCCGTTTCCACCACGGTCGGTACTGCGCCCATGTCGTCGAGGAGCAGGCGCTCCCCACCGTCGCGGTACACCAGCCGACCAGCGAGCGTGAACGTCCGCACTGACGGGTCGGTGTCGAGCCAGAACCGGCGCCCGGTCGCCCGGTCAATCCCGCTTGATGCCGCGGCGAGCGCGCCATCGAGGAGCGTGTCCCGGGTGGTGTCGGCCGCCTCGATGTTAAGCCGCTCCTTGAGCGTGGCCCGGTCGGCGTACTGCGCCATGGCCTGCCCCCTACTTCGTGTCGGGCTTCTTGGCCGCGGCCTTCCGGACCCGCTTCTCTGCGGTATCCGGGACGGTCGCGGTCTCCACCTCGGGGGCGGTGTCGATCTCCTCGGCAATCCCGGAGGCGACCAGGTGCTGCGCCTCGCCCGTGGGGAGGTCGACGGTTTCGCCGGCCGGGGGCCAGTCCTCGCCGTTGCGAGTCCCGGACATGGTGACCTTCATGCGGATACGCATATCTGTCCTCTCGGCTGAAGGGGCCGGGCCCGGCTGCATGCCAGGCCCGGCCAGGTGGTCAGGCAGTGTTTCCGGTGAGGTACTTGATCGCCCCGGTCGTGTCGACCAGATCGCCGTCGCCGCGGAGCAGGGCACGGAAGGTGATCAGGTCGGTGTCGAACGAGAAGTCGTCCGACCGCTCGAAGCGGATCGTCTCGACCTGCCGCACGAAGTACTGCGAGAAGTCGCCGAACAGGACCGACTTCGCGCCGGTTCCAGCCGCGGGAACGTTCGGGTCCGCGTACACGGGCTTCCCGAGGATCACATCGGGGGTGCCAGCCTGGAGGCCAGGCTGCCAAATGAACTGACCCGTGGTGTCCTTCAGCTTCCGCACTGCGCCGATCGTCGAGTCCTTCATCAGCCACCCGCACGATCCCGAGGACCGGTACGGCGCGATGACCGAGTAGAACAGGTCGATCAGGTCGCCAGCGGTCGGGATGCCGATCGCGGGCGCACCGTTAGCAACCGTCGAGCTGGTGACGCCCGACGTCGACGCGGTCAGCACACCGTTCGGCTGGTTCGTGCCCGTACCCGTCACCAGGTTGGCGCCGAAGCCGTTGCCGAGCGCGCGGCCAGCCTGCATGGCCAGGTAGCCCATCAGGTCGACACCGGTGTCGTTCGCCAGCTCGTGGCTGATCTTGATCAGGAACCCGTACTTGAAGGCGTCCAGGGGCACCTGTCCGAACGTGGGCTCGTTCGTTGCGAGAGTGCCAGCCTCGGCCACGAGCGCCGCGTTCGCGGAGTGCGCGGTCGTCTTCGGGATCTGGATCTGCTCCCCGGTGGTGGTGCGGAGCAGGGTCGGCCCGGTCTGCAGGACACCGGAGTTCTCGATGAGGTGCTGAACGAGCCGGTTGTAGAACGAGATCGGGACCGTGTTGGCGCCCGCGCCCGCGGTGAGCTTGGACAGCGCACGCAGGTCGCTCGGCGTGGTGGCGTCCGGGCGGACGTCGTAGGCGCGGCTGCCGGTCTGGCCGGTAAGCCAGGCGCGGAGCTCGGCGCTCTCGTCCTTCGGGCCGTCCGTGCCGCGCCGGTCGGTGGCCTGCGGCGTGTCCAGCAGGGACCGGAACGCCTCGTCGGCATCCTTGGTGCGCTGTTCAGCGTCGAGCAGCTGCTTGACCCGGGCGTCGATGGCGTCGATCTCGCCCATCTGACGCTGGTAGGTCTGCTCTTCCTCGGCCGTCAGCTCGCGCTTCTCGCCTTCAGCGGTGTCGAGCAGGGCCTTGGCCTGCTCCCACGCGTAGAGGCGGCGCTCGTGAATCTGCTTGATGAAGTCGGACATGTTGCCCTCCTTGGGCATGACGACGGCGCCCGCGGCCGTGTGCCGGGGCGTTGGGGTGTTGAGGTGGGTGTCGCCCTGCCTCAGGGGGTGCGGCGCTGGTAAAGCTCGGCGCGCCGCTGCCGAAGCACCGTCAGCGGGTGGGGTTCGCCCTGCCCGCCGGGTGCCATGTCGATGACCACGGCCAGGGGACGGCCGAGGAAGCGTGAGAGGTCGCCCGCGTCGGCCGCGGCCCGTACCTCTGCGAGCTCGGCGCCCGCCTTGTCGGCGAGCGACCGGAGGCCGGTCGATGTGTCCATGTACGCAGGGCTGTTGACCGGCGCCACGTCGACGAGAGCACCAGAGAGCAGGGTCCGTAGAGGAAACCCGTCCTCGGTCTGGCTCCAGTCGTCGGAGAACGTGCGGAACGCAAACGAGCTACGGTGGACGTCGCCGCGCTGCACCAGCTCCATCACGTCTGCGCGGGACGCGGGCACGTCCACCGTGTAGTCCAGGCCCGTCCCGTCGACAGCGAGCCGCAGCGTCCCCGCCTCCGAGGTGCCCAGCAGCC